GAAGCAACTGATGGTATTTTTGTAGCTACAGAATTTCATAAAGAACTAATAGCAACTGAAAGACAGGTACCAAAAGATAAGATACATATGACAGGTATGCCGTTTACACACTCTTGGTTAAAAAATTACGATACATCTAAGAAGGAAAACATAATAGTTTTTCCACATAGAAAGGCTCCTGAAAAAAGATTAGATATCTTTTTAGAAATAAAGAAAAAAATGAAAGATAAAGATTATAAGTTTATTGTAACCACTGATGAAACAGAAACAAAGGATGATTACTATAAATTATTAGCTAAATCAAAAGTTAGTTGGTCAGGTGGTTTACAAGAGACTTGTGGTATTTCTACTTTTGAAAGTTTATGGTTAGATAATATAGTAATGGTTCCTGATAGATTATCTTATAGTGAAATGTATTTTGATTCATTTAAATATGAACCTTCTCTTGATAAAGAGGTTGACGTTCAATGTCAAATGATAGAATATGCAATTGAAAATTACGATGAATATACAGAAGTAATAAAACAAAATTCAGAAGAATTAAAACAGATTCAAGGTCCTACTGCAGTCGATAGAATGTTGAATCATATATTGGAGGTAAAATGAGTACTTGGTTTAACAGAAAAATAAGTAAGTTTAAATACTTTCCTTCCTTTTCGGCAGGCGAGTTTGGACATGGTCTATATAAAAATCATAAATTCAAAGATGAATTAACTTGTAGATTCTATACAGAAGAATTTCCTGAAGAATTTAGATATACAGAATTTCTAATTACGGCAGGAGCTCACTATAGAAATATGAATTTCTATGACGAAATGGGTTTCAAGAAAGATGTTAATTTAGTTATGGGGGATTCAGGTGGATATCAATTAGCTACAGGTGCTAATAAATGGAAAGATGGTATGAAAGAGAAAACTTTCGAATGGTTAGAAAACAATTCTGATATTGCGATGAATCTTGACATTCCTCCAAGAAGAACATTTGAAGGTAAGTTTAAAGAATGTTTTGACTTCTCAATGGAAAACTTCAAATACTTTAATGAAAAACAAACAGGTAAAACTGCTTTCTTAAATGTATTACAGGGTGAAGATGATGCTACGTATAAACAATGGTATGATGCTTGTAGTGGTTTTGACTTTCAAGGTTGGTCCGTAGGTGGTACTGCAGGTGACATCTATCGTTTTATGGCAAGTATATGTACATTGTTAGAAGGTAGAGAACACGAGAATAAAAATAACAAGTATCTTCACATACTTGGCACAACACGTATTCACGATATGTTTATGTTATTACAATTACAGAAGTCACTTGAAGAAGTTGGTTCAAATATTTGTGTAACAACAGATTCGTCTACTCCTGATAGAGCAACCGTGTTTGGTTTATATTACATTGGTTTTGCATTTAAAAATCTTGGTTTTGAAGCTATCAATATGCCAAGAGAAAAACATCTTGAAGGTATGACTCAAATGGTTCAAGAGTTAAAGACAAAGAACTTGATTGGTGTAAATAACTTTGACAGATTCATAATGAAGTATGCTAATATGGATGATATTGCTGAATGGAATTGGGATGGTCAATTTAGAATGAGACTACATAATTTTTATCTCTTTCTTGATGCTATCGAAATGATTGAACAAAGTGTGTTTGCATTAGAACATAGTTTAGAACAATTACTTAAAAAAGACTTGTATCAAGTTATTAGGTCCATTGATGAAATGGTTAAATCTGATGACCCTCGTAGAGTCTTTGAAAAATATAAATCACTATACAATAGAGTTTCTAACGTTAAGAAAAGTATAGTAACAAAAGAAAACAATTTTTTCTAAGGAGATAAAATGAAACTAACCGTAGAACAGCTACAAGAACGTATGCAGTACATTCGTGACCACGTTGAATCTTTTAATACAGAAGAACGTGCAACTGCATTAAATAAAATGTATGACCACTTTGAAGAACGAATGATGTTGGCACCTGCATCATCAGTTGATTATTTTCATAACTCTTGGCCCGGTGGATATATCGACCATGTTATGAATATAACTGAAGCAGGTAAAAAACTATTTGAACTTTATCAAGAGTTTGGCTTTAATCTATCATATGATTTAGATGCTGTTGTATTTTGTACTATGCATCACGACTTAGGTAAGATAGGAAGTTTAGATGAAGAATATTATAGACCTAATCCTTCTGAATGGCATAGAATCAATCAAGGTAAAATGTACGAAGTTAATCCTAACTTACATCATATGACCGTTACCGATAGAGCAGTCTATACGTTAAATCATTTTAATGTTAAGTATACTGAAGAAGAGTATTTAGGATTAAGACTTGCAGATGGTATGTATGAAGAAGGTAATAAACCTTATCTTATGGGTTTTGGTGAAAACTCTAAAATGAAAAGTAATTTGCCACAATTAGTTCATCAGGCTGATATGATTGCAACTCGATTTGAAACTGAACGGTATATGTTTAGTGAAGATGCTAATATACCTTATGCTGATATTTTAGGTATTGAAATCGAACAATCAGTTGAAGAAAACGTAGAAGAAGTAGTTGAGACTAAGAAAGAAAAACCTAAGGTAGATAAAGATTACAAGAATCAATTATTTGAAGATTTATTTGGAGATAAGAAATGATTATTGAAGGAACATTAGGATTAATATTAGTTGCAAGTATGACTGCTAATCTCATTCAACTTAAACGTCAGGAAACTTTAGAAACTTGGTTTGAAGAAATGACAACAGATTTAAATCAAGTACAATCAGAAATTAAAGCTATTGATGAAAAAGAATGGTTTAAAACAGATGATGAAGTTGGTGATACTTTCAGAAGATTAAAAGAAACAATTAACAAATTAGATAAATTTACAGGAGTAGAAGATGCCGAAGAAGCGTAGAAAAAAGAGTAAAATGTATTTTGGTCAAAAGACACAAGATGCTATTGTAGAATATAATAGTATGGAGCCGTGTCCTGAAAGAGATAAAATCTTTCACGAAAGTATTTATTTTCCAATCAGAAAGATTGCTGAAAATTTAATTCATACTTATAAGTTCTATTATTTTCCTGATGGTTCAGAAGAGGTGATTGACGAAGTTGTAGCTAATATGGTTATAAATATGGATAAGTATAATCCTAAAAAAGGAAAAGCTTTTAGTTATTTTTCTGTTATGGCTAAAAATTATCTGATTCTTAATAATAACAAGAATTATAAGATGGGTAAAATACACGACCAAATAGATGTTATGGACTTCAACAGAAATCCATCAGCTGAAAATTCTTCAAATGATGGTAAATCTTTTAAACTTGAAGTATTTAAAGAAATGTTTGATTATTGGGATAATAATCTATTTAAGGTATTTAAAAAGAAAAAAGACATACGAGTGGTCGATGCTCTTTTATATCTTATGAAGAATAACAAAAATATAGAGAACTTTAATAAAAAGGCACTTTATATTTTAATTCGTGAGATGAGTGGTTCTAATACTCAACACATAACACGTGTTATAAATACGATGAAAAAGAAGCATAATAACTTAATTCGTGACTTTAGAGATAAAGGAATATCGTTTAAACACAATATAACAGGTTCCGTTTACGTTTAATTTTGTATCTTTCTTAGTTAATATATATTTATTATTAACTAAGGAACATACATATGTCAGATTCTTATGAAGTTTTTGAGGGCAAATCCTTATCGGATGTCTTCAAAGATATCTATACAAATTCGGAAGAAAATAAAAAACAGATAGAGGTTCTGATGAAGGACCTCTTGAAGTTTGTCACAGATACTGCGTCTGCAGTTGCTCTTGTGCCTATACTCAAGGATTATCTTGAAGTATCAGTAAAGAACGATGAACAACTTATTAAAGTTGCTGCAATCGTACAAAAACTTGCAAGTGCTGAAGCTAAAGGTTCAGATAGTGAGTTTGGATTAAGTGAACTTGAAAAAGAACAACTTATGTCGGGCTTAACAGATACTATTCAAGAGATACAAGAAGAGAGTGATAGGATAAGTGAAGAAATAGATAATAAACAATCTTCTTTTCCTGAAGGGTAATTATGGCAGACCAACATTCAGGTGCATTATTAAATTTTAGTAAATCGTACAAGTTTATAAAGAAGATTGTACGAGAAGTTATGGATGGTATGCCTGCACCTGAGTCTAAGGTTCCTTATGCAAGTGTTTATGGTGAAAACGATGTAGCAGACCCCGAAGGAAAAGTAAGTACTAAAAACTTTAAACAAAGTAATAAGAAAAATATTAAACCATCATCAATGCACTTCATATCAGTACCTGCTACTAAAGAAGTTGTGCCTTTATTTAATTATTCTGATGAACAATTCTATGGACCACCTTTACCAATATTTGATTCATTAGTTAATAGTTCACAAACTATTCCTGTTTCTACACAAAATTTTAAACCTAATTTACAAATTAATCCAATTCAACTAACTCCTGGCGATGTGGTAGTACAAGGTAGATATGGACACGCTATGACTTTTAGTGATGCAAGTTATCGTGGTAAACCAACAATAAGAATATCTAATCATTTTAGAGCAAGAGGTTATGATGAAATGAAAGTATTCAATGCCGATGCTCCTGTTTTAGAAGACGCTACTAATGTATCTCCTAAAATTCCTATATTTCCTGACCCAAACGTTGATGGTAGTTCTATCTATTTATTATCAGGTGGTACTCCTCCAAATATTGATTTAAAATCAGAACTTGCTTTAGCTAATAATCCACGATTTACAAAGTATCACGATGATGTATTAAATTCTCCTGGTCAAACAGATGGAGAAATTAAAACTCCTGCATTTTTTCATAAAGATGCTACTATTGAAGATAGTTTGCTAATTAGTTCTGATTCAATTTTTCTTTATACTAAAGGTCTAAATAATAATGGAGGTAAAGATATTAGTATGTTGGCTTCAGGTAATGTGAAGATAAATTCATATAACAACATAGTACTAACGGTACCTGAAGTAAAATATCCTGATGCAGTAGACTCAACATATAGTGGTACAATACGATTAGGTTCTAATTCATCCATATCAGATTTGGCAAATGGAGAAATGCAACCAGCAATAAGAGGAAACTCTTATAAACAAACAATAACTGATATATTAGACTTATTAGAATTAATAACAGATAATCTTGCATCAATAGCAGGTGGTGGTATAGCAGTAGATAAAAACGGTAATTCTATTGAAGGCGGTTTTGATATGATGAAGAAATTATTAGAAGGTAATATTCAAAGTGTTAGAAAAAAACTTGATTTAGATTTAGCTAAAAAGGTGTATGTGTCGTAATGGCTATGTTGACAAAACCAATAACTGATAAGGTAATGGAACCACTCGATTCTATGAGAGGTTATAGAGATGAAAAAATAACCAAATATGAAGAAGAAGCCGATAAAGGAAATATGCCTCCTAATATCAATAAAGATATTAAGAAGATGGAAAAGATAAAAGAATTTGCTGATAAAATACCACCATTACTTAGAACAATAGAAAATACTATATTAGCCATAGAGACAGCAAAAAGAATTGCAGAAGCCGCAAGAGATGCAGGTATAATAGGTAGTGCATTAGTTCCACCAGCAGCGGCTGCAGGAGTATTACAAGGTAAACTTATAGAAAAAGTAAAAGAAGAGTTATCGGCTGCTAAGGCAGAATTACCTTTTGTTAAGATACTTATTGATGAGTTGAAAAAAACTGCTTTTGCTATACTATTGGCACTTTTAGCTATCAAGTTAACTGCAGCCAAAAAAGGTGGTAGTACAGGAGGTGAATCTATAGACGATATACAAGATGATTTAGATTCTGCTATGGAAGAAGCCAATGTCGATGAAGAAATTGAACTTGGTGGAACAGGAGTTGAAAGAATTACGGTAACCACTACTTCAAGTGGTACCACCACAAGTGGAGGAGTCGGTGGAGGCTCCGGCGGTGGCGGTGGAGGATATTAACATATAGGAGTTAAAATGAAGGCAAACGAGTTAAAGAAAATAATCGGTAGATTAGTAAACGAAGAAGTCAAACAACAACTCGGCGAGATATTTATTAATGAAATTAAGTCTAAAAGGTCTACGCCAATTCAAGAGTCTGTTGAGACATCAGAATATCCAACAATGGGTGGTAAAACGTTTACGACAGAAAATATGGCTGACTTATTAGGCTATGGTGATATGAAACCAAATGGAAAAGGTATGTCAAGTAGAGGTGTTGCAGAAATAGCACAAAAGGCAGGAGTAGCTCCTGAACAAATTGACCCTGATGTACAGAAGGCTATCACTAAAGATTATCGTGAACTTATGAGTAAAATGAATCTGAAGAAATGAGCGTAAGAGACATAGACTTAGACCCAAATAAATCTTTTGGTATTGGGTTCCCATTAAACTATGATAGAAATAGTTATGGATTCTTCAAACAAAATCAAAAGTATTATCAGCAGTTACAAGATAATATTAAAAATCTTTTGATGACAAAATTAGGAGAAAGACTTGGGAACGAAGAGTTTGGATGTCGTATACACAATATAGTTTTTGAACAAAACGAACCTGATATTTTACAATCTCAAGTATTTGAAGCTATAGAAGAGGCTCTTGAAAAATGGTTACCATTCGTAACATTAGAAAATGTAGAATTATCTGCAGCAGGAAATAGATTAAATGCATTTGCAACATTTAATTCTGAATTTAATGATGAGATAATATTACAATTAGAATTTGGTGTTCCCCCTGAAGGCGCGCCTGATGATTTATATACACAAGGTGCTGGTGGTGGGTATTAAGGAGAATTAAATGGCTAAAGCAGTCAAGCAAAAAGAAGTTAAATATTTAAATAAAGATTTTAATTCACTAAAAGCGTCTTTAATAGAACACGCAAAGACTTATTTTCCTGATTCGTATAATGACTTCAATGAATCTTCACCTGGTATGATGTTCATTGAAATGGCAGCATATGTTGGAGATGTTCTTTCATATTATATAGATAATCAATTCAAAGAATCATTATTAGCTTATGCTGAAGAAACTAAAAGTGTTTATCAGATTGCACAAGCAATGGTATATGAACCAAGAATAGTTAGTTCTGCAGTGGCAGAAGTAGACGTACTACACACCGTACCTGCAAAAGGTTCAGGAGCCACAAATGCTCCTAATACTGATTATGGTATAATTTTACAAGAAGGTACAGAATTAAAATCTTCTTCGGGTATAGCTTTTTATTTAACTGAAGATGTGAACTTTCAATTTTCTTCAAGTGCATCTCCTGTAGATATTAGTGTTTTTGAGAGTGCTGCAGGAGAACCTACAACATATCTACTTAAAAAAACCGTGTCTGCTGTTTCAGGACAACAATCAACAGAGAGATTTTCTTTTAATGCAGGTAAACGATATGATAAAATACGATTAGCACAAAGTGAAGTTACGGAAATAGTCTCTGTTACTGATAGTGATGGTAATACTTGGCATCAAGTTCCTTACTTAGCTCAAGATACCGTATTTATAGAGTCTAATAATACTGCTGATTTAAGTCCTGAAGATTCCCAATTTTCTGACAAAGCACCATACTTATTAAAATTAAAAAAGACTTCAAGAAGATTTACCACATATATAACAGCAGATGGTCGAACAGAATTAAGATTTGGTGCAGGAGTTAGTGATAATCCTGATGAAGAAATTATACCTAATCCTGATAATGTAGGTTCAAGTTTACCACATGGTGTTGCAAGTATTGATAGAGCATTTGACCCAAGCAACTTTTTAAACACACGTGCATATGGACTTGCACCTGCTAATACTACATTAACTATAGTGTATAGATATGGCGGTGGACTTAATCATAACGTAGCTTCAAGTACAATTACTAAAGTTACTAATCCTTTATTTGGTCCTTCTAAAGATGGACTTTCAGCTCCATTAATACAAGCTTCACGTGACTCAGTTGCAGTTACGAATCCAAAAGGCGCTACAGGAGGTAAAGGTAGAGAAAATGTTATTGAGGTTAAAAATAATGCTCTTGCATATTTTCAAGCTCAAGGTAGAACGGTAACAAAAGAAGATTATATGATGAGAGCTATGACAATGCCAGCAAGATTTGGTAGTATTGCAAAAGTTTATATCGTACAAGATGAACAGATACAAGCAGGTAAAGACCTTGACCCTAACTCAGCAGGAAATGCTGGCAAACAATTACCAACAGCAAACACACGAGTAGCTAATCCATTAGCATTAAATTTTTATTGTTTAGGTTATAGTGCAACAAAAAAATTAATAACATTAAACAATGTAGTTAAAAGAAATCTTGCAACATATTTGAGTTTATATAGACCTGTTACAGATGCTATACAAATAAAAGACGCTTATGTAATTAATATAGGAGTAAGATTTAGTATTATTGTTAGAGCTGGATATAATAAACAAGAAGTTTTAGTTAGATGTTTGGATGAAGTTAGATTCTTTTTTCAAGCAGATAAATGGCAAATAAATCAACCTATTGTATTACAAGATTTAATTAGAGATATAACATTAGTAGATGGAGTTAGTTCAGTGGTTCCTCCACTACAAGATAATCCTGATAAATTGCCAATTATAATTTATAATCGTTATGAAAAGAACAGAGGTTATTCGGGTAACATTTACGATATTGGTTCTGCTACAAAAGATGGTATAATTTACACATCATTAGACCCAAGTATATTTGAACTTAAATTTCCAAATGTTGATGTACAGGCAAACGTTGTTGCTGATTCATCTACAGGTGCTGGATATTAGGAGTAACTAATGCATATATTTACATACGCTACAGAAGATGCAAGTCTTTACGAGGCAAGTCAATCACGTAACTATGGTTTAGATGAAATTCTCGAAGTGAGGAAAGATGTAGACGATGCAGGTGTGGGTGTTGACGTATCAAGAATTTTAGTAAAATTTGACTTATCACATATTAGCCAA